ACAATTTTTTACCAAAGCTTTTGCTCGCGCTGAATCGGCATCATACCGCACTATTCAGCAATGCAATATTGTTGATTTTGCTATTAAAAGCCGCGTCTTCAAGCGTATATCAGGCAGGCAAGAACGTTACGGTAGAAATAACCACGGTGGTTATCCCATTAGTGACAATGGTATTAAAAATCGCGTTGCAATGTTTCTTTTTAAATATCGCAAAGCTGGAGAGCCTTCATTTGCCGTAGCGCCATTAATTATTGCCGTAAGTCGTGCTGGTGATATTGATAACTTTAATTATATCAAATTTGCTAGCACCTCAGCTACAGCAGATTATTGGGAATTTAAGCTGGAATCAATTGCTGAAACATTTGCTGAGATCAGAAAACATCCTGAGTTACGGTTAGCTAATGGCAGCACAAACTTTTTATACCTAGAAAATTCACCAAATGCCGTTACGATCCCCTTGCCAAATGTAGGAACATTACAGGCAGCAGGTCGGTTAATTAATAGCGCAGTAGGTTTTCCACCATTGAATGAATCACCACGCAGCATTTCAGAATGGGATTTATTTAATCTTGATGCTGACAGTCAATGCCAATTTTCGTTTGAAGCAGGCCCTGAATTTGCGCTTACCTGCGTGACGGAACAACAAACACAATCATTTAGTGAATTTCCAAACTTATATAAAAACCTTAGCATGGTGGGTCTTAATTTATATTCTGGGCGTAATTTACAAGACTTGCGTAGCTTTACGGCATTTGTAACTCATGGCCGAGTATCAACACGATTGGATCAGTCGGATGCTGTTGGCTGTGCAGCACATGCACCAGATATATTTTTAGATACTATCGTTGATGCAGAAGATGGTATTGGCAAATATGCCAAAATTGAAGGCATAGATTCTGTACAACTTGCAAAATCAAAACGGTTTTGCCGTGTAAATAAATTATTTATGGATGGCATTATTGCTGATACTACTAACTGGCGACAGTTCTGGGTGGATGTTGCACCATTTAGTTTGCTGGAATTTGCACGTATCGGCGGCAGGGAAACATTAATCCCAGCCGTACCATACGATGAAAATACTGGCGCGATGAATCGCTTTGTAAATGTAACGGCATTATTTAACCAAGGCAACATAATGGAAGGCAGTTATAAGGAAGAACATCTTGATTATGGCTCTAGCGTTCAAGATTTAATTGCAACCGTTGTATACCGTGGCGCCGATATAAATGGCACATTTTCAGCTAACCGCGCAATAGAAGTAAAGTTAAAAGATACATCAGAAGTTGATGCAGTACGTGAAACTTTCTATGTTGCACAATTTGTTAGCACTAGAGAGCAGGCAATAATTTATGGGAAATTCTTATGCCAGATAAGACGGCATATAAAAGTAGCGATTGAATTTAAGACATTCCCTACCATGGATCCTGTAAGCCCTGGTGCATTTGTTTATGTTGATATTGGACAGAATAGATGGGATGGCATTCGTACAGGCATCATTGGCCCTGGCGGTGCATTGAATATCCCATTGGATAATTCGTTGATTGATGGCAGTTATGAATTTTTGCTATACCAATCCGGCAACGGGGTAATTTCAAGAACTGCTACTACTACCGCTAATATTGCTGCGACATTAGCTGACTTAAATGGATACTTATTTGTGCTTGGTCAGAAAACCACTACTAGACGTGTGTTCCGAGTGACAGAGGTGGAGATGGATGAGGAAGGCGAGATCACGGTACGCGGTACAAACTACCCATGCACTAGCGATGGGTTATCAGAAATTGCAAATTTTGACGATGGTATTTTTACTGTGACTGGTGCGCTAGACTAAAAAGACATTGCCGCTTCCATAGTATGGCGTTTTATACTGGGCGCTCTGGGGCCTTATTCCTTACAACTGTCGGCACAGGTGACGTAACACCAGTATCAGCCGATCAAGCATTAAAATTACGCGATTGGAGCTTGGAGACCACCTTAGAATTATTGGAAACTACCACGTTAGATTCTGCTGTTAAAAGCTATACGCCGGGCATCGTAAGTTCCACTGGAAGTGCAACAGTTTTATATTATCGTAAAGAAGCAACTGATACTGGCGTACAATTTAACAGTTTTTTAGACAAGATAATGAAGACTACATCGGCTGGAGTTACTGCTAGCGATGGGGTCGGGATGGTATTACGTGTTGCATCTGTTACAAATACAAATGGTGTAGATATAAAAGATGATATTGCATTTAACGCTTTTATCACAAGTGCATCGTTACAGGTGAGCACTGGTGAGCTAAGTTCAGTTGCTATTAATTTTACCGTTGACGGGCCATTCCGTGAACTTGTTGACGCATGACGTATTTCTTAGGGCATTACGGCAAAATAAAATTACAACGCAAATCTGTCGAATCATTTAGCAGCAAAATATTGCCAGCAGATATAAACGTATTATTAAGCCGTTTTAGCTTTGTTGATTCACTAGAAAATATAGTAACTGGAGATCAGATTACAATTACAACAGCAGATAACAGGGGATTGGATTTTTTACCTGCTGCTACATGGCCTAACGGCACAACTCAAGGTAACATAAAAGCTTATGTAAATATAAATGCAATGGGAGGTATTCGTTTATTTGATACGTTTAGTGCTGCAATTAATAATACTAGAGCCGATGAATATCCACTAGAGGCATTTACTGGCGCTGCTTTAACAATTAGCGTACAGATAAACGGATCTGTTGCGCGTGTTTTAGGAGATGTAACGGGCTTTACATTCAATACTGATCGCGAAACAATAGAAACCACAACAATGTCGGATAAATTTAAACGCATGTATTCGGCTGGTTTGATCAGCGGCGGTGGTACGATTGATTGCTTTTTTAATACAGAAAATAGCGGCCAAACAGAAAATTCATTACTAATGCTTCAATTAATAAACCGGACTGATATTGGCAGTGAGTTTAAGTGTTTTCTGCAATTAACAGAAGATGATATCTACCCTGAAACACAAAATATCTATTATGAATTTGATGCAGCCATAACAAAAGCAGGTATCGAAGTAAGAGCAGATCAAATAATTTCATGCGTTTTTGACTTTGTAACAACTGGTGAAATCCGCTTGTTGATTGGCGAACCATCGGGCTATCTATTGCAGGAAGATACTGATCGCATTGAAATTGAAGAATCCCTTGACTTCCTGCTAACTGAACTTACCGACTAGAATAGGGCATCAGGTATTTTCTTATGGCTGACCAGCGCATATCGCAACTGACTGAACTGGGGCAAAACTCCTTAGCAGCAAACGACTTATTGCCTATTGTCGATAGCAGCTCTAGCGAGACCAAAAAAATAACAGCTAAAAGTTTATTCCAGGGCGCTGCTAATTTAGCGGATAGTAGCAGTATTGATTTGGTCAAGCTAAACCAAGCTAGCACTACAAAACTAGGTGTAGCGGCACTTGGTCTTACAGCTACAGACAAAATTATAGGTCGCTTTAGTTCAGGCGCAGGTACTGCGGAAGAGATTACACTTACTGCTGCGGGTCGCGCACTGCTTGATGATGCAGATGCTGCAACGCAACGCACCACGCTAGGGCTTGGTACGTTAGCTACGCAAAATGGCACGGTCAGTGGCACCCATTCAGGCAGTAGCAGCGGCACTAATACAGGCGATCAAACTATAACGCTAACTGGTGACGTGTCAGGCACTGGAACTGGATCATTTGCAACTACGATTGCAAACAATGCAGTTACAACTGCAAAGCTGCCTGATAGTGCAATAACTACAGCAAAAATTGCTGATGACGCAGTTACGGCAGACAAACTAGCTAATCAATCTACAACAGTAATCGCAGCAGTATCACCTAACATAAACGGTGTTTTTACTGGGCAGCAATGGTTTAATACAGTTACAAAACTGCAATACATGTGGGACGGTAGTGCATGGCAACAATCTGCGGGCATTGTAGATAGTTTTATATTTACTGATACTACTCCGCTTACTTTTAGTGCGGCTGTAAACTCAACAGGTGTTGCAACAATTACGACTACTCTCGACACCCAATCGGCAGCAAGAGTATTTGCTGGTCCTACTACTGGCGCTGCGGCAGCACCTACATTTAGAGCATTAACTGCTACTGATTTACCGCTAGCTGCTGCTGGCGTGAATGGCGCTATACAACCAGGCACTGGCCTAACGGTAACGGGAGCAGGCGCATTAAATCACACTAACTCAGCAACGGCTGGCACCTACACCAAACTAACTATAGATGCTCAGGGGCATGTTACTACTGGCGCAACATTAAGCGCTGGTGATATACCAAACATAGATACATCAAAGATTACAAGTGGTACATTTGCGGCAAATTTAATTGGCACTAGCACTATTACTGGTGAAAAATTAGCTAATTCGTCTACGATAAAATTTGGCGGTAGTGGCAGTACATCTGGAATAGTAGAATTTCCTACGGCTGATTTCCAGGGGCAATTATTTTGGGATGAATTAAATAGTGATTTATATATTTGGAATGGTAGTGCATGGCTATCAGTTACGGTAACAAGTGGTGAATTAGTTTTTGCAGGTATCTATAACGCATCTACAAATGTTATGACTTCTATATCGGCAGCCGGTGCCGGATTAGGTCTTACTGTAGGTGGTGTATTACCTGCTTCATCTGAAACAAACAAGCAGTACTATGTTGTCGTAGGAACAACAGGCACTGGTTCAGCACCAGCCCCTGCCGTGGCATTACAGCCGCCAGATTTCTTGATATCGACTGGCACATCATGGACGCTTGTCGATGTATCAACAACAGTTGCAGCAGCTAATAATGCAACTGGAATTGTATTTACACCTGCGGGAGATATTGTAGCAACTAATGTTCAAAGTGCAATTGTAGAATTAGATAATGAAAAGCTAGCAAAAACTGGCGGCACGATAACAGGAAATTTAGAGATTGGCACAGCAGGCAGTTTAACTTTTGAAGGTAGTAGTGCAGACGCAAATGAAACTACTATTGCAGTTGTAAATCCTACGGCTGATCGCACGATTACATTCCCGGATGTCACTGGAACGGTAATAACAACAGGCGACACTGGAAGCGTTACTAGCGCAATGTTGCTGAATGGCACGATTCTTGATGCTGATATAAACGCATCTGCTGCTATTGCTTATAGCAAACTGGCTTCATTAACAAGTGCAAATATACTTGTTGGCAGCAGCGGTAACGTGGCTACTAGCACAGCAGTTACTGGCGATATAACAATTAGCAATACAGGCGTTACTGCCATTGCTTCGGACGTAATTATAAATGCTGATATTAAATCTGATGCTGCTATTAGTTACAGTAAACTTGCGGCATTGACCAGTGCCAATATTCTTGTAGGGAGCAGCGCAAACGTTGCAACCAGCACCGCAGTTACAGGCGATATAACAATTAGCAATACAGGCGTTACTGCTATTGCCTCTGGTGTTATTATTGATGCTGATATCAATGCTAGTGCTGCAATTGTAGATACTAAATTAGCGCAAATTACAACAGCAAATAAAGTTAGCGGTTCTGCTATTACTACCGGCAATATAAGCACTACCGGTAGCATTACGACCACATCAACATTATCAGTTCAAGGCCTTACTGTGGGTCGTGGTGCAGGTGCGCAGGTCAGTAATACGGTAGTAGGTAATCTTGCGCTAAATGTCAACACCACTGGCTTTCAAAATACAGCAGTTGGCGCTAATGTACTGCGCGTTAACAATGATGGTAATTACAATACTGGGGTTGGGTTGGACGCGCTTTACAGCAACACCAACGGTAGCGCAAACGTTGCTATGGGATTAAATGCTCTTCGCGCTAACACTAGCGGCGAGGGCAATACTGCTATTGGGGTAAATACTTTACTTGTCAATGTAGGCGGCAATTACAATACTGCCATTGGACAAAACGCTCTTACTGCTACTACTACTGGCATCAATAATACTGCCATTGGAATTAATGCTCTTGCCTCTAATGTTAGCGGCAGTTATAACGTTGGAATTGGCCCTGGCGTATCGTCGAGTAGCAGCACAGTCAGCAATGAAGTAAACATTTACAATGGTAGTGTTACTGCGCGGTTCCAAGGCGCAGCATCCGCATGGAATTTTGTATCAGATGCGCGAGATAAAACAGACATTCAAAACTTAACGTTAGGGCTAGAGTTTATATCGGCATTGAAACCTCGTAGGTTCAAATGGAATCTACGCAACAGCAAGGTGGACATAGGCAAGCCGTCCGCTGGTTTTATTGCCCAGGAAGTGCTTCAAGCCGTTGAGGCGTTTGGTGCTTCTTACACCAATCTGGTTGATGCCAACGATCCAAACCAATACACGTTTGCCCAGGCCAACATGATTCCTATTTTAGTAAAAGCAATACAAGAGCTTACCGCTAAGGTAGAAGCACTTGAAGCTTTCTGCTAGACTGGAGGTAACCGCCGCTTACTATGATCTATCCCGCCACCTATAACATCTCAATATTGCAAAATGCTACATGGACTGGCACATTTCGTGCCACCCAAAACCGGCAAGCATTAACTTCTATCACGATTGCTGGCGGCACACCTACGTTTAATTGTGATTGTCATGGCTTAACAGCAGGCACTAAGGTTGTATTTACAGGCGGTGATGATATCCCATGCGGCTTAACTTTAAATGCTATCTATTTTGTTATTTCAACGGGCTTAACAACTAATGCGTTCCAGGTATCGACAACAAGTGGCGGCAGCGCAATTGCAGTTACTGGTACGGCATCAGGTGATTTTTATGTT